TTGTTTACATAATCTTTTATAGATTCTATCATTTTAATTTCACTCATATTGTTTACTTTAGTTTGTTCTTAATTTTAATAAATTGTAGCACTCTATGTACCTTTGTTTTGCTTTTCCTTTGTGTACTTCTTTAAATAGTTCGTATATCTTTTTAGTATATTGATAACGGCTATTACAATCAGCTAAATACTTTTCAGCAAACTTCTTTCCTTTACCTTTAAAATAGTTTACATTATCAGCAGTATCTCCTATAATCATTTGCTCATATAGATTATACATTGCTTGTTCTTCTGTTATATCATATACTACTTTATGCTTGTAGTGATAGTTATACATTAAGCAAGGGAACTGTTTATAATCTTTATCTATTGATACAATCATTACTTCATTTCTGCCAAACTCGTTAGATAAATCATACCAGTATCTTGCAACCATATCATCTGTTTCTACACCATATCCGTAAATAGAATTGTGTTTGTCTTTTACGTATGCGTGTACTTCATTTAACAATGGTGGTTTCTGTTGGTTGTTTCTATTTGCTTTATACTTCTTTGTTATTAGCTTTCTAAAGTTTCCTAACGAGCCACTAAATATAAGCACCTTGTCTATCTCGTAATGTTCTTCAAGGTCATTTACAATACCCATAAGTTGTTCATCAAACTTATCAGTTGAATCAGATAGTTTCTCATAGTAAGGACTATCGTCTGGAGTTAATCTTTTACGATAACAACTTGCAAATATTAAACTGTCTGCATCTATTAGTAGTATCATAACATTGATGCTTTAAAACAATCTCTGCTACAATAATGTTTGTCTAAATCTATTGTTGTTCCACATTCTCTACACTCTCCCTGTTCTTCTATACTTTCATAGTATCTGTCTAAATCGTAATCTAATTGTGTCATCTTTCTATTTTGTTTTTACTTCTTAATAATTCTATTTCTCTGTTTAAATAATCTTGTGCCTTAATTAGGTCAAGTAGTTCATCATACTTTTTTCCTGCCCTTGCAATATACTTAATTATATTACCTCTACAAAAATTTAAGTCATAATCTCGTATAACATCTATGATATCGTAATCTTTTCCGTTCTCGTAATGTGGTTGTGTTCCTCTCATAATTAATCCTCTTTAATTGTAACTATTATTTTTATTACTATTATTATAAATATTATAATTAATATTCCCATAACTATAATACTTTTACGTTACCATTACTGTAATGCTCACAGATAACTCCAGTTGATAATCTAACAACCTTGTAAGGTTTTAGGTTCTTGTTTTCTTTTACTTGTTTGATAATTCTTTTAATTGTTTTCATTTGTCTTTGTTTTTAAAGTTAAGCAAATATAAAACAAATATTTCAATTATAAACAAATTTTGTTAATTATTTTTATTTACCAATACTGCTTTACTTTCTTCTAGCAGATAACAAGGTTTTAAAACTTTCTTATTATTCCACATAGTAGTTTCTGGGCAATACTTATTTACTGCCTTTGGGAGTTCAATATCATTCAACCAAAACAAATAGTTTGCTTTTGGGTCATTTACAAAGTATAGAGCAACTTTACCAGTACCTATAAGTTTATCGTACTTAAACTTTTCAAGCATCTTTGTATCATAGTGCTTATTCCTAAACTTCATTTCTATAACACATTCTTTACCTTTAGGAGTTAATCCCTCTGCATCCCAACTCTCTGAACCCTCCCCAGTCCATTTAAGTTTCCATCCATCAAGGTTTAATATTTGTACTATTGTTTGTTCTAACTTATGAATTTTATTTATCATATATTCTATCTATATCAGCTATCCACATCTTGTAAATCTTACCGTTACAAGTACAAGGTTCTGAATATTTATGGTTATAATAATTTGCGTGTAATGTACATAAAATTTTCCTATACTCTGGGGTTAATTTGTTTGTTACATTTGCTTTAAAATCTATCCAAATAATTTTGTCTTGTTCAGTCATTTCTTTTTGTTTTTAGTTACACTTATTTACATTATTAAAGATTTTAACTCATCAAGATTATTAAATGTTTTTAATTTCTCAAACCCATAGAATCCAGTTTTTGTATTTCTTGCTTTTAATTTAGAGTTTTTAATTAAGCCAGTTGATTGATACTTATTAAGAACATCTACTGTTGCAAGTCCACAAACATAAATATATTCTTTGTACATTATATTTATTATTTCTGGACAATAACTTTTATTAAATATAATAGGAAATAAACCATAGTTGACAGTTTTTACACCTACCTTTAAACCTATACTTTTTAAGTCTGGTTTATGATATTTAAAAGAACTTCCAATTTCCCAATCTACAATTCCATTTATCCCAAACATTTGTTCTAAAGCTAATTCTCCTAAAGTGCCTGTTAAAAATCTTTTATATTGGCTATCATTATCTATTTTGTGATGTGGTTCATTATTTTTAGCTTCAATTAATTTTTTAACAAAATTACTTGCTTTTACATAATTATCTTTAGTTATTTTAATTTTTATGAAATTTTTAGAAAAAGGTGTAATATGTGTTTTATAATTCATTATGTCATTTATTTTTGTTTTGTTTCTTAATATATCTTAATGCTTTAATAATTTTAATAGTTATAAATATATTGCCTATTAATGATAATAATATTATAATACCAACTATTATTATAATTAACTCTTGTATCATTTTATAGTTCTTTATATTTATTAGCTAACATTATATAATGGTAGTCAGTATCGCTTAATTTTAATTCCAATAAATCTTCTTTAACTTCTTTTCTTTTATTACCTACTGGTAATTTATCCACAAGTTGTTGTAGCTTCTGTGTTAGTTTCTTTCTATACATAATTTACCATAGTTCTATATCGTTTAAATCATCTCTACGCTTGTCGCATCCACAGGATTCATAACCTAAATATTTAGCTACCTTTTTAACAAGCCATTTAATTCCAGTATAAACTGTAATCAGTTCTATAAAGTTTCCGAGTTTCATAATAAATCATCTTTAAGTTTGTTCTTTACCTTGTTGTATGTATTGTAAAGAGAATAGTAACCAATCTTTGTTTCTCTACTTAATTCAGCTACACTCTTTCCCTTTGCTATCAATTCAAATACTCTCTTGTCATACCAATAAAAATCATCTACTGCCCTCAAATAACCATTTAAAAACTGTTCGTATTGTTCTTCATATTCTAAAGGGTCTATCTCCTCAAACTGTTTATCTATTTCATCTAAACTCACTTTAGTAATCTTCTTGTTACTTCTTAAAAAAGAAACATAAATACCTCTTAACTGTTTAAATATATAATAGTAGTTTATCTCCCCATCTTCATACCAAATATTCTTACCTTCTTTTTCATACCTAATCAAATAAATATACATCTCTTGTACTATGTCCTCTGAAATGTTTTTAGGACATCCAAAGGAGTTAACTATGTTAATCCAAGTTTGATGTTTCTTTGCAGCTTGTTCGATTAAGTTTGACATTTTAAAATGGTATTTCTTTATGTTTTGGTTGGTTTGTTATGAAATCTTTTAATGGGTCATATATATTTCCTACTACGTAAGGCAATCCGAATCTGTTTATACTAAAACTAAATGTATCAAAAGCATATCCTCTACTGATTTTGCATATTGCGGTAACATTATCTGGGTGTACTGTATTCGCCTCTAAACTAATTGCAGTTTCACATTTTTTATAAAGGAAGCTACCTAAATGCCCAGTCGCTTTATCTGTTCCGTAATTACTATGTATAACAGTAATTATATGACAATCATATTTAGCTGATAACTCCATTATTTTCTGTACACAAAGGTTTGATTCTTCTAAATTATTTACATCACTTACAAGGTCAGCAATACCATCTATCACTATAAGTCCATTGTTACCTTTGTTTTGTTCTAATATATATTCTATAAATTTAATTCTTGTTTTATAATTTATTGTTCTTAAAGCATATGTTTTATAACAACCTAAATCTGTTGTAGCTGCCATATCTTCTACTCTTTTAAAAACCCTTTGTGAGTGCCAATGCCCTTGCTCTGTATCAAAATGAATTAAACACCTACCTTCTCTATGTCCTTTTATATCTCCCCCAAAATTATTCTGCCCACTTAAATAAACACTTGCTAATAATGATATAAAAAATGTTTTCTTTGTT